TTAATCATGCCGCGGGCGGCGGGGCGGGGATTGTTGAAAACATACGGCGGGCAAATATCGGCGGGGCGGAATTTTTAAAACGCGGGGCGCGGGCGTCGGTACGTTTAAAAAAAGCCGGGCGAATAAAAGCCGGGCGAATTGCACGGGGCGCAAAAATCGCGGGCGGCGGGACGTGATACGCGGGCGGCGGGCAAAAAAACACGGATTCCGGCATGGAACCAAAAAACCGTTACAAAACAGCCATTTATCGCAAAACCCGCAACGCGGCCACGGGGGAAGGCGGCGCAGGCAAGGGCCATGTTTCTCACAAATAATCATGTGAAAAATGATATAAATGTTTCACGTGAAACATTGCCTAATATTTAGGCAGATACGCGGGGCTTGTTAACTGCTTAATTATTGTGCATATTTGTGCACATAATATGTGCAATTTAGGGGCCCCCTATGGATGTATCCGATCAGGAGTTAAAGCTTCGCCTGCGACTCGCTCAAATCGAGAAGAATGAAGCCTGTAGAGAGACGTTTTTACCTTTTGTAAAATCTATGTGGCCGGAGTTCATTGCCGGTCGGCACCATAAAATCATTGCTGAAAAGTTAGAGCGGGTAGCTTCTGGCGAGTTAAAGCGTTTGATTATCAACATGGCCCCTCGTCATACGAAATCAGAGTTTGCATCCTTCTTGTTTCCCGCTTGGATGATGGGCAAGAACCCGCGAATGAAGATCATTCAGGCCACGCACACGACAGAACTTGCGGTCAACTTTGGCCGTAAGACAAAAAATCTTTTGGATAGTGACGAGTACAGAGAGGTGTTTCCTGATGTTAAACTGGCTTCTGATAGTAAAGCTTCTGGTCGTTGGGACACTGCTGCTGGCGGGATGTACTACGCCGTCGGAGTGGGTTCCAATCTCGCGGGTCGTGGTGGCGACTTGGTAATCATTGATGACCCCCATTCTGAGCAGACGGCGATGTCGGTAAACGGTTTTGACGATGCTTGGGATTGGTACACAGGGGGCCCCCGGCAGAGGCTCCAGCCGGGTGGGTCGATTGTTTTGGTCCAGACCCGGTGGTCAGAAAAAGATATGACGGGCCAGCTTTTAAGGGCGATGGCTAAAGACCCCCTAGCTGACCAATGGGAAGTTGTGGAGCTCCCGGCTATTTTTGAAGATGACAAACCGTGCTGGCCGGAGTTCTGGTCTATTGAAGACCTGACCGCGGTCAAGGCATCTATCCCGCCGAGCAAGTGGAACGCGCAGTATCAGCAGAACCCGACGGGTGAGGAGAACGCGATTATCCCCCGTGAGTGGTGGAACAAGTGGGAGAAAGACAGCATCCCTAGCTTGGAGTATGTCATTCAGAGTTATGACACGGCGTTTAGTAAGCGCGAGACGGCTGACTTTAGCGCGATAACAACGTGGGGTGTGTTTCGTCCAGAGGAGGCAGGGGGCCCTCCGGGACTAATACTTTTGGACAGTAAGAAAGATAGATGGGATTTTCCGGAGCTCAAGAAGGAGGCTTTGGAGCAATATCAATACTGGGAGCCTGATACGGTAATTGTTGAGGCGAAGGCTTCTGGTTTGCCGTTGACGCAGGAATTAAGAAATATGGGCATACCTGTTGTTAACTTTACGCCGAGCAAGGGAAATGATAAGCTAACGAGAGTTCACTCTGTGTCGCCTCTTTTTGAGTCCGGTATGGTTTGGGCCCCCGACACCGTCTTTGCTGATGAGATGATAGAGGAGGTGGCGGCATTTCCAAACGGGGAGCACGACGATTTGGTTGATAGCATGACACAGGCATTGATGCGTTACCGGCAGGGTAACTTTGTTCAACTGCCTAGTGATGACTGGGACGAGTCGGATGGTAACGTACAAGTTAGGGCTTATTATTGATGGGTGATTCTGCGGTAAATCTTGGGGCGGGCGGAACTGATTTTTCAGGGATGTCTATGGATGAAATGATGTTTGGGGCCAGCGACCCGGCAGCCGCGTACCGCGCAACACGGCCTTCGTATGATGAGTTTGGTCAGGGCTATGATTACCGTGACGGGCAGTTTCAGCCTGCTGCCACGGAGGAGGGTTATAATTTAGAACTTACGGAGCCTGCTCGTAAACAGGGTCGAATTGCAGGAGAATTTGAGCAAGAGTTCAACCGGGCAAATCCTTACAGTCAGCTAGCGGACCCTATGTTTCCTATGTCTGACGTTGAAGCACTAGGGTTGCTGGAGCAAGGCCAGCTTTTTGGTCCCGGCGCTATGGTGGGAAAACACGGTATTCATGTCCCTAGCCGCGTAAAAATCAACGACGACGGCACGGTAACACAAACTCCGATAGGGTTTCAGGACGGCGGCAATCCGGCGGTAGAGGAAGCGGGCATTATGTCTGCTTTGTTGGACCCTCGCATAGATTTGCCTAGTTCTAAGGAGCAGGGCCTTGTTCGTGAGTCGGCTCGTACTGGCAGCGAGGGTGCTGCTATGTATTATCCGGAAGGGTCCCCGACATTTGAGCAAGTTTTGGAAGATCAGTATGGGTATCCGGATGTAGAGCGCGAGATATATGGCGCTAGCACTACTGAGCAGATGCGGGCGGCTCGTCCGCGGCATGATATGCCGACTTATCAGGAGTTGGAGGATGCACGGGCTCATGCGTTGCAGACGGCTTTGATGGCTGCGGACATGGGTCCTGAGACGGCTACCAAGGTAGGTGGTTTGGGAGAGATGTTTGATCGTTATATGCCCATTTTGGGTACTGCGACGGATGCGGATGTTGTGATGGACAAGCGGAATAACGCTTTTGGGGCCCAGCTTTTGGCAAAGGCTGGTGTAGATGCTACGCCGCAGCAGCTAACTAAGATGGTAGATCAGGCTGTTTTTGACCAGTTGGATGTAGTTTTGGGCCGTGAGCCGGGGGAGAGGCGCTTTAAGTCGCCGGACACGGGCATAGATATTTTCTTCCCGCGTGATGCACAGGGATTTTTTGATATTAACAGGTACGACTAGGCCCGCGGCCCACGCGCCTAGAAAAACGAGCGGGTCTATGATACGGTGGGCTTAGAGGAGAATTTAAATGGCACGTAAACCGATTGCTGGAATGGTGGATAGGAATGTCCCGTCGCAGCTTGATCCGGAGGATTTGGCCGCTGAAGTGGAGCTAGAGGTTCCGGGCAGCATGGACGACAACGTCGTAGCTTTTGAGGGCATGGCGGAGAACATGGACATTGAGGTGACGCCGGAAGAAGACGGTGGTGTTACTATTGATTTTGATCCTGAAGACCAGCGCGGGATGAGTGATGATTTTTACCTGAACTTGGCCGAGGAGATGCCGGAGCGTGAGCTTGGGCGGATTGCTGGCGAGTTGTTGGGTGAGTTTGATGCCAACAAGGCGGGAAGGCAGGAGTGGGCAGATGCTTATGCTAACGGTTTGGAACTTTTGGGATTCACTTACGACGAGAGAACGCAACCTTTCCGGGGTGCGTCCGGTGTCACGCACCCGTTGCTTGCCGAGGCGGCTACGCAGTTTCAGGCGCAGGCGTTCAATGAGTTGTTGCCAGCCAGCGGCCCCGTGCGAACTACTATTATGGGAAGCGAGACCAGAGAAAAGCAGTCCCAAGCTCAGCGCGTAAGGCAGTTTATGAATTATTATGTCACGAGTGTGATGGAAGATTACACGCCTGACATGGACCAGATGCTGTTTTATTTACCATTGGCGGGCAGTACGTTCAAAAAAGTTTACTATGATGAAACAATGGGCCGTGCGGTAAGCAAGTTTATCCCGGCTGAGAACCTTGTTGTTCCGTATGACACGGCTGATCTGGACACTTGTCCGAACATTACGCAGGTTTTGCGTATGTCGTTGAACGATTTGCGTAAGAAGCAGGTAGCTGGGTTCTATTTGGACATTCCGGTGATCCCGGCTCAAGAGGAAATGGACAGTGTGGACAGTGAGTTGGACCGTATTGACGGTGTTTCTCCCACACAGATTGACTATGACTGCACCATTTTGGAGTGTCATGTTGATTTGGACATTGACGGGTATGAGGATGTTGACGAGGACGGTGAGCCGACGGGCATTAAAGTACCATATGTTGTCACAATTAGTCAGGACAACGGGCAAATTCTGGCGATTAGGCGTAATTACCGCGAAGAAGATGAACTGAAGCGCAAAATTGCATATTTTGTGCATTTTAAGTTTCTTCCGGGCTTTGGTTTCTATGGTTTGGGTCTTATTCACACCATTGGCGGGTTGTCACGCACCGCCACGGCGGCACTGAGGCAGTTGATCGACGCCGGTACGTTGTCCAACCTCCCAGCGGGTTTCAAAGCCCGCGGACTACGGATCAGAGATGACGATGACCCGCTTCAGCCCGGTGAGTTCCGCGATGTGGACGCTCCCGGAGGGGCTATTCGTGACAGCCTGATGCCGTTGCCATTCAAGGGGCCTGACCAGACGCTATTTGCGCTGTTGGGTTTTGTTGTTGATGCTGGTCAGCGGTTTGCGACCATTACTGACATGAAGGTTGGCGACGGAAATCAGGGCGCGGCGGTCGGAACGACTATTGCGATGCTGGAGCAGGGCTCTCGTGTGATGAGCGCGGTGCATAAGCGGCTTCATTACGGCATGAAGCAGGAGTTTAAAATCCTAGCGCGTGTGATGAGTGAGAGCTTGCCGCAGGAATATCCGTATTCTGTAGAGGGTGCGGACGCTACGGTGATGCGGACGGATTTTGACGACCGGATAGACGTAGTTCCGGTGTCTGATCCTAACGTATTCTCGCAATCTCAGCGTATTGCTTTGGCTCAGACCAAGTTGCAGTTGGCTGGTGCGGCTCCGGAGATGCACAATATGTACGAAGTGTATCGTGATATGTACGATGCGCTTGGTGTACGGGATGTAGACCGGATTATGAAGCGGATTCCGGACGATGAGCCGACACCTAAAGACCCTGCACAGGAGAACATTGATTCGATGGACATGGTTCCATTGCAGGCTTTTGAGGGTCAGGAGCATGAGGCGCATATTATGGCGCACATGGTTTTTGGTTCGACGCCGATGGTTGGTAGTATGCCTGCTATTGCAATGGCTTTGCAGAAGCACATCATGGAGCACGTAAGGATTGCAGCGCGTGAGCGGGCGGCGGTTCAGTTTATCCAGAGCCGTCAGGCGGCGGGTGGTGAAGCGGCTACTGAGGAAGAGATGCTGCAAATTGAGGGGCTTACTGCACAGTTTATTGCGGAAGGTATGCAGATGGTCAAGCAGATGTCACAGCAGGTGTCGGGTGAAGGGCCTGATCCTCTGGTACAACTCAAGGAGCAGGAGCTTCAGATTAAGGCACAGGCCGAACAGGCGGATGCACAGAATGACCAAGCGAAGCTCAACTTGGATGCACAGAACCAAAGGTTGCGGGCGGATCAGTTCCAGCAGCGGCTTGCGGCGCAAGAGCGGCAGACGGACAAGCGCATTCAGTCTGCTATGGAACGTGAAATGCTTAAACAGCGAGGAGACTAGAATGAAAAGCGTAGTTAAAATTGTAACAAATAAGCCGGGTGCGGCCCCAAAAGCGGCTGAATATGCCCAGATTGACAATCAGGGTCGTATTCCTTACGGCAAGACAGCGGACGTAAAGGTTCCGACTAGCATGAGCCGCATGACGGCTCGTGGCATGGGTGCTGCGGTAAAGGGCGGCGGTTATAACGGTTGTAGTTAGTGTATTAATTAGGGATTGCTTGGGGGCACAATGTTAGCAGAACTTGCTGCCGCCAACGCGGCTTTTTCGGTCATTAAAAAAGCCGTTTCCAACGGTCGTGAATTAGGTCAATACGCGCACAAAATTGGTGAAATTGTAGGGGCGAAAGAGGCTCTACAGAAAAAGGTAAACAAGAAGAAGGCTACTCATAAGACTACGGACTTTGAGGAGTTTATGGCACTAGAACGTGTTAAGGAGCAAGAAGACGAACTGAAGCAAATAATGATTTATTGCGGAAGGCCCGGACTCTGGCATGACTGGGTTAGGTTTCAGACAGAGGCCCGCAAAGCTCGTAGAGAAGCGGAAGAAGCAGCTAAAAAACGTGTTCAGTGGTGGATAGAAGTTACGGTTGTTACCGTTTGTTTTTTATTGGGCATAGTGGCGCTGGGTGTCTTTATTTGGTGGCTGTATCAGAAGCATAACTCGTAGCAAGGGGGTAAATCATGGCTTCTAAAAAATTTGAGACAAAGTCAAAGTACGCTGAGTACGACACGG